TCCTCGCCCAAAAGGCGGCGCAAATAGCCCTCGGTGCAGCCGGCGAGATCCGCTGCTTCCGCGATTGTGATCCACTCTTTGTCTGGGCTAGCCACGCAAACCATGCCCCTATAGTACCGCAAGCGTTACGTCCGTCAAACGGCCGCCACGTTGCCAATTCTACTCGAAACCCTGTACACTATCCCACAGCCCAAAAGCGGGCGATTGTTCTAGCGGATGGGGTGAAGCTCAGAGGGCTGTACACCTGTCAATCATCCGCTAGGATGGCCCCCGCAACGGGCAGGGAGCCGGCCGGTCGGGTGACCGGCGGCAGCCTGCATGGAAGCACAGCAGGGAGACAGGACGATGACGCTTCGCGAATTGCTGGTGGATCGGATTTCGGAACTGAAGAACTACGAGAGCAGGACCACAGTGATGTATTGCTCCACGCTCGACCGCTTCAGAGACTTCCTGGGGCACGAGCCGACGGTGGACGACCTCGACGATCTGACGGTGTCCAAGTTCCTCCGGTGGCGTGGGCGGACGGTACACGACCCAAAGCGGGGGCTGATCAAGCCGTCCTCGCTCGCGAAGGATTCTGCCCATATCCGCGCCCTCTGGACGTGGCTGGCCAAGAAACGCTGGAAGAAATCCAGTGGTGAGCTTCTGGAATTCCCAGACTACGCCCGCCCGAAGGTTCCCAAGCCCATCCCGAAGGCTTATACGGCCGATGAGCTGCGCGCCCTGCTCGCGGCTGCCCGGTGCCGCAAGGGGGCCGTGGCGGGCATCCCAGCGGCCTGGTATTGGACTACGAAACTCTGGGCCATGTTCGTGACCGGCGAGCGGATCGGCGCGGTGATGCAACTCCGCTGGTCAGAGGTGGACCTCGAGCGGCGGACGCTCACGTTCCTCGCCGAGACCCGCAAGGGCAAGCGGGAGACGCTCACAAGCGAGATCCCGGCCGGGCTGGCCAAGATGATGGGCACGCACAAGCGGGCTCCAGGCGATCGCGTGTGGCCGTGGCTGGACGACCGGGAAATGCTGTCGTGTTACGCCTCGTTACGCGTGCTCTGCAAAACCGCCGGCGTGCCCTACAAGGCTTTCCACTCGATCCGTAAATCGACGGCCAGCTACCTCAAAAAGGCAGGAGTGTCCGCCAAGGATCAACTCGGCCACTCGTCGGAGGAAATGGCAGAACGCCATTACTACGACGAAAACATCGTCGGGCGGGAGAGCAATCTCGACTACCTGCCCGACATTACCGACGCGCCGCCGAAACCAGAAGGCGACGCCGCTTGACGTATGTCAACCAGAGCAGGCGGGGGCCGCGAGGGGAAAGCAGGGAAAACCCTCGCGGCCACTCCCGCCGCCCGGCTCAGTGTCTTGCGTCGCCGTCCACGAAGATGCTCCGCCCGTCGGCGGCCCTGCTTTTCATCGTCTCGACCTTGTCTCGGCTCCCAGGCATCGCCTTCGTTGGCGTGGCTCCGTCCATGATCCGTTGCACCTCCTCGCGCACCTCGGCGAATTCGTCCATCGCCAGCGTCAGGGCGTCGTAGAGGATCGTCCGGTCGTTATTCGCCGCCCGCTGGTTGTAGGCCTGGTTGAAAAGGCTGCACCCGCCCACGTTCCGTTTCACTGCGTAGATGGCAATGGTCGACCGGAGGTGCGCCTGCACGCGCTGCACCCGCGTCAACCACTTCCGCAGTTTCGGATCGAGGTCGTCCGGCCATCGCAGCCGGCGATTGGGGGCCGCCACTCCGTCTCGCGTTTCTACCCTGCGAGAGTCAACATGGCGGGCGTGTCAAGTTCCGCGCGAGAGCCGCACCTGGCTGATGACGGCCCGCATGGCGATTCTGTTCTCGGGAGAGCCGAACCACAGGTTCGCAAACTCGACGACGCAGCAGCGGAGCACCAGCTGGAGGGCGGCTTGCTCACTCGCCCTGCACTTCCAGCGGGATTCGATCTGCTCGCGCACGCGGGCCGTGATGACGGCGATCGCGTCGAGGGCCTGGTCGCCGGCCGTGTGGCTCGTCAGCCGGCGCGCGATGTCGGCCATCGTCCGCTCGGGCCACTGGCGGCATATCTCGTCTACGATCACGTCGCATGTGTGCTCGAGGGTCTCGCCCGGCGGGCCGACCGCCTCGCGGATCGCGTAGCGGAGGCCCTCATGCGTCAGCGTGTCGAGAGCGTCGCCCACCGTCACCTCCTGCGATTAGTGCGCGGCCGGTGAAGCAGACGCGGGCGACGCTCCCGGCACGCGGCACTTGCCGTCAGGGCAACCGGGCTTCTTGATGCACCGCTCGCACTGGCAGCGGCAGGGCTGCTCGATTCTGCCGTCTGGCTTCCACTTGCCATTTATGCAGGTCTTGCCGCAGCCGCATTCCTCGGGCGCGGGGCCGGGCGGTGCCGGCGGCGCGTCGATCGCCATGCTCGCCCGTGCGGCGGCGACCGCGGCGGCTGCCTTGGGATGCTCGACATCCAAGGCGACCGGATCGGCCGCGAGCCAGACGAGCCAGGCGATGATCCAGTCGCGCATCAGAAAGCCCTCGCGTGGTCGATCGTCGGGTAGCCGTCGTCGCCGATCACGGTCTGCACCATGCGGGCGTCGCGCTGCTCGGGGGCCGGCTCGGCAATGAGCATCAACCACAACGCCGTCTTGGCTGCTTTGGCGACCCAACGAAGGACGGGGCGGTCGTTCGCCGGCGTCGGATTGAAGGGCGACGGCACGGGGGCTGCACCAGAATTGAGCCACCAGGCGAACGCACAGCCAGCGATGAAGGCGTAGACAAACTTTCGGTCGATGGTCATTTCTGTTCCTCAGCCGGGTTGGGCGCGAAAAATGCGCCGTGGTCAAGATCGCGATAGGTGAAGCCGTTGACGCTGCCGATGACGAAACTATCGCGTTGGGCAAGGATGATTTCCGCGTCTTGGCGGCTCATCCAAAACGATCCGTCCGGCTGGTCTGGCGGATGCTTGCCGCCGGAGATCCACGTTGAGCCCCACGAATTCAGGCAGAGCACGCCGTCGCGTGGATTTTGCATGGCAGGCTCGCCATTCTTGCCAGAGTTTTTTGCATACTTGATCGAGCAAAGAACCATGCAATGGTTCCAAGTCGATTGCCTGCGAACGAAACCGTCGGCGTCGCGCTGCTGGTTGGCGAATCCGACGTTGGAGCAGATGGGCACACACATGCCCGACTCCAACGCGGCGGCGAGCGAGTCCCATGAATCGCAGAGGGCGACCGCCTTGGCGGTGTGTTTGTTGGCGAGCTTGGCGATGTCGGCAGGAGGGCCGTATGCCCCCCAATTCTTCGACAGCGTTGTCGAGTAGGTCGTGAGGTCGAACGCGCCGACCTGCTCGCGGAAGAGGATGCCGCCGATGGTCTTGTCTCGGCACTGGCCACTCACCCAGCGTGCGGCAGCCCCTCCGTAGGAGCCGTCAGACCAGCCGGCGAACGTCACCGGAGGGAGGCGTCCAAACGTGCGAGAGCCGCCGTAGAGGGGCTCTGTGGCGACGAGCTTTGGCGGGGCTGGCAACTGCCCCTGTGCCCAATCCACGCTTTGCCCGATGTAGGAGCCCATGCCCCAGCCAAACGCCACGCAGGTGCCGATGCTGCCTTGGTTCCAAGGGCCGAATGGTTTCCCGTAGACCGCCCGGTGAGCGCGGTCCGCGTAGCGGTAGAGATAGGCGTCGCGGCCCTTCGCCTGGGCGATGACCTCCGCGCCGGCATCGCGGAAGAGCGGATGCTCGAGCTCGCCGAGAAACGCCCGCGTCGCCTCGGGGTCCGGCGTGTAGCCAAAGTTCCCGGTCTGGCCAATGGAATTCTCAAGCGTGCCCGCCGAGCGGACGGCCAGCAGGATCGCCGTGCCGATCAGGAACGCAGCGGCGAAGAACCGCCACGGGAAAAATCTATCGCGATGCGTCACCGGCGGCCCTCCCGATCTCACGCAGCGACTTCACCCACTCGGCTCGTTGCTCGGGACCGACCGGGCCACCGCTCACGCCCACCTTCTCGGTGAGGTACGCCTTGATCGCGTCGCGTGCCCGCGGCTGCCGGTCGCCGATTTTCTGACCGCGGCAGCGGAGGTCGAATGCCCGCGTCCGCAGGTCGTCGAATGCCACACCCGTCGCGAGGTGCGGGCCACCGGCGCGAAGGCCGTCATACTCAAGCTCGTCGGCCAACTCGGAAAACATCGCGGCCGTGATCGCGGCGTCGCTCGACGCCGTCGGGCCCGCGAACTTCCCCGAGAGGACGATGTCGCCGCTGCCCGGCACCGGCGTCGGGCCGGTCTGCCGCGAGCCGAGGGCCGAGAGCAGGCCGAGCACCAGGAGGGCGGCGGCGATCGTATGGCGCGTGCTCATTGGTCGCTCCCGGCCACCAGGGCGAGCGTGAGCGTGTCGATCGCGGACTTGGCCTTGTCGTCGAGTTGCTTCGTCTGGAGCAGCCGCAAGCGAACGCTCGCGAGGTCTTTCATGGCGGCTTGGTAGCCGACCCCGGCTGGGGCAGACTGCGGCAAGTCGCCCGCGCCGAGCAAGCGGATGGCCTGCCCGATCATCCACGGCGAGAACAACAGCAACAGGGCGGAGCCGACCAGAATGGATGGAATCATGCGCGCGACATCCTCACGAGGGGCAAGAGCGATTCGATGGCACCGTCGGCGGCGAGCAAGACGAGCGACCGGACGGCAGGGCGGACGATGACCCAGACGGGGTAGCCGATCGCCGGAATGCACTTGTCGGCCACGGCGTCAAAAAGCATCGCCACGGCGTCAAGGGCGAGCGCCTTCTTTTCGACGCCGCTCTGCGGCATGGAGTCGATCGTCTGCATGACGATTCGCAGGATGGCGATCGCCAACTCTGCGAATTCGCTGACCGTTACGCCGCCCTTGGCCTTCACGCGGGCCACGGTGATGAATGCGGAAATCTTGTCTCGCACGTTGGCGAGGTCGAGCGTCGCTTGGACGGGTGCGCTAGTGATCATGCCTTGTTCCCCACGAGATAAAGTTCGATGTCGGCTGCCGTCGCGCCGGCGTTGGTGAGCGTGATGGTGGTCGCGGCCCAGCCGGTCGCGTCGGTCTTGGTGGCGTAGACCGTGCCCTCTGGTCCGAGCGTCGCCGTGACGTGGGCGTTCATCGCGAGTGCGACCGTTGAGGTGCTCGAGCGGTTGCGGGCGATGAGCACCTTGGTGGCCGCGAGGTTGAGCGTGCCCGTGCCGCCAAAGACGTTGAGCGGCAGGGCCGAGAGCGTGATTGTCTGCGAGCCCGAGCCGGCGACGGTGACAACGTCCTTCCAATAGGTGTTCGCCTGCCCGGCCCCCGTGCCGTCTTCGAGGGCAAACGTCAGGTTCACCGTGGCCGTGTCGATCACGTCTGTCACGTTGAGCGTGTCGGTCAGTCGTGGCGTGACGCGGAGCGAGCCGGAGAGTGCGAATTCGGTAGCCATCAGCCTGACCCTCCTGAGCCGCCAGCAGCGGCGACGCTCGTGCCAATGAGGTAGAGCGAGTAGCTCACGCTTGCGTTATTGGGGTTGGCGATGCGGATGATGGAATTCGCCTCGACCACCTCCCAGGCGTCGGTCTGGTTGACCGCGATCCACTCGGAGCCCGGCCCGACCTCGGCGGCATAGACGGCCGTGGGGCGACCGGGATCCACGCCGATGAGCAACCGCTGCCCGGCCGTGGTCGATTCGTTGACGAGCCGGATCACCCGCAACTGGCGAAATGTAAACGGCACCGTCACGCCGAGCGCCTGCTGGGTGAGGTTGAGCAGGTCGAATTCTTCGATGGAGTTTGCGGGGATCGTCCGCGTGTCGGCAAAGACGAGGTCGGCCTCGCCGGGTCCGTCGCCGTCTGTGATCGCGTAGGTGCCTGTCTGCGTGCGGCGGTTGGTGATCGTCCCGACTTCTTGCGTGTCGGTGCGGGTCCATGTCAGCGACGTGCGGACGGTGCCGACGAGCGTGTCGGTGAGCGTGTCGGCCATTTAGACGAGCCCCAGTTCGATAGCGCGGCGAGCGGTGTCCACAGAGCAGCCGAGGCGGAAGGCGACGAGCTCGATGTCGGCTCGGCTCAAGCGTTGTGGCCGCTGGCTCGTCACCTTCCCCCAATACTGCTGCGAAGGCGTGTAGTTCGCGGCGAGCGACAGGATTTCTCCGGGGGCCGCGATCTGCTCGCGTCCGTCCGCACCGCCTCGCCGCCAATGCGCTGCCGCGATCATGCCGTCCTCCGGCTTTCAGATTGCCGGTGGCGGGGGCAAAACCGGAGGGGCTATGGACGGCGGCATTCCGCGCGGCAGGCCGCGTAGCCAGCGAGATCGACATCGTTGTCGCGGCAATCCATCGGGCCTCGCGACCGGGCGATCTTGTCGAGCACCATGATCGTGGCCCAGTCCGATTCGGTAAACGACGTACCAAAGCAGGCATTCACGAGCCGCACCGTGATCGAGAAGTGATTGATTGGCGGGCCGTACTTGCCACGCCGGTCGCGCACCGCGTCGAGCGCGTCGAGCAGGAGCCGCTCCGCGGGCGTGCCGTCGCCGTTGCTCATCACGCCAGCACCGAGCGGCCTCGGCTCCGGTCGCTCCCGCTCCGCCTTGAGCTCGCGCTCGCCACGCAGGATCCAGTCAACCGGGATTGCCGGCTCGCCGGGGTCGTCGATGTCGGTCGGATCGGTGTCGGGCGTCGCATCCATTCGAGCGGCGACCGCCTCGCGAAGTGCCTTGTTGTCTGCTGCCAGTTGATCGAATGCCGCTGCCATTGCTGCCCTTTCGTTGAGGAGTCGCATTACGTCTGCGGCAAGTGTGCCGCTTGTGCCGGTGTATGCGCCGCTAAATCGCCGCGCGCGATACTCGGCCTCTCGCAAGTAATCTGCCGAGAGCGTCAAGCCTTTGCCTCGCAGAAGATCGGCAACGCCTTCGTCACGCCGCGGTCGCGGTCGATCAACACGAGCGACTGGGCTGCGGGCTGCCATTCAGCGCGGATGAAATTCGCAAAGGCGTTCCACCCGATCAGGCTTCCGTTGGAAACGTAGCGACCGTAGTTCCACGAGAATTGGTGGTGATGCCCGAAGATGTCGAGGTCGGCCTTGTCCATCCGATTCCATTGGGCGATCGCCTTGTTGGCACTGATGGAGACGCCGCCGATCCCGCCATTACTGCGGATGGCCTGCCCGTGGTGGAGCCGGACCTTGAAGCCATCCAGATTGAGCCAGTTGTGGTAGCCAATGCCGATCTGCCATGTGACGTTCTTGTGGCGATTGGCGGATTCCATCGTCCGGTAGAGCGAATACTCGTAGGAAAATTCGTGGTCCGTTGCGATCCTTGGCTTCTGAGTCGACCGGCCGTGATTCCCGTTGCAGGTTGCCACGGTCACGCTCTTGAACCGATCGGCCACCATGTCGATGCACCCGCCCAGGAGCTCGCCGGCGAACCGGGTCGCAGCCAGCGGAGGCAAGAGGGCCACGTCGCGAGTGTCGTCGTGGATGTCGCCGGAAATGAAATCGCCCAGCGCGGCGACGACCACATGATTGATCGGGGCGAGCTTCGACTCGTGCTCGAGGAGCAGGAGCGCCCGTCGCATGGTCTCGGCGACGCGGGCTTCGGCGACGTTGAGGTCGAACGCATTGCGGCCCGCGACGGTGGCTGGGTCGACCTCCTCCTCAACGTGCCAATCGGACAACACAAGAATCGCCGTCACGGGCGAGCCGCGGTGGGCTGCCTTCGCCTTGGGTGGCTTCTTGCTCTTGATGCCAGCGAGCCCGGCAACCGTGTCGGCCCGCTCCCGCTCTCGGTCGATCTGGGCGAGGGCGTGCTTGTAGCGGCTCTTGAGCGACGCCACCTCGGCGCGCAGACGCGCGAGCTCGGCGTCGGCTTGCAGTTGCGATTCGGCACTGATGGCCGACTCGATTTCCGCTACGGCTTTGCGAGCCATGCAATCACTCCCTGCGGGCCAACTGTTGAAATTCTGTTGTCGTTCAGGAACTTGGCGATTGCCCTGGCCGCTGTGCTCTTCTTGGAGCCAAACGCCCCGCCCTGATACGCAGCCTTGATCTCGCGAATGGTGCCGGCGTGTTTCTTGTCGACCTTGTGCTCCCAGCTGAGATTCTGCGGCGGCGGCAAGTTCGCGCAGATTTCGGCAATCACTCCGTTCGCCTTCGCCATTCCTAGTCCTCCTGGTCGTGGTGGTCTGGAATGAGCAAACCAGAGGCGTCAAGAAATCCGCTCACGGTCTCGGCAAAATCGGCGACCGCGTCTTCCGAGAGGTCTGGCCAGCGGGCGTGAATCATCTCGTGGAGGATCGTGTCGACGAGGTCGCCGACGGGCATCCCGCGGCGGAGCTTGATCGTGCGGGCGTTGTAGTCGCATAGGCCGTCAGCGTCGCGGAGGCGGCAGTCCCAATGCACCTTCCAGCGGGTGTCGCCGATGTAGACGGTCCTGCGGCGTCTCACATGCCGCTCCATCGGGAGGCGAGGTCGGCCGCGGCGTCGGCGATGAATCGGCGGTTAATGATGCTGGGGATCATCGTGCCGTCGGCGATCTCCTGTTTGCCACCGCAGGCGTGCTGAAACGCCAGCGAGCCATCCAGGGCGAACTGGTGGATCGCCGGGGCCACCCAGCGGGGATTGCGGGCTGGCATGGCGAACTTCGCACCGACCAGGTGCCACGCGAGGAGAAACGTGTCTTTGTCGCCATAGACCCACTGGTAGACGTAGTCGCTCCATTCGTTCAGGCAGAGGGCGGCATCGAGGGCTCGCAGCTTCCGGGCGCGGCTGACGAGGATCTGCCCACTCTCGAAGGGGCGGGCTGGTCGAGGGTCCAGGCCGACGTTTCGCCACGCGGCCTCAGGCACCCATTCAGCCCGCTCACGCTGTGGCGGCAGGTCGGGCCAGAAGATCGCGCCTGTGCTCATGAATTCGATGGAGTTGAAAAGCGGCGTCGGATCGACGACCGGGCAGTTGTCGGCGTCGAGGAGCAACACCTCGGCAAACGAGGAATGCCGCAGGGCGAATGCCTTGAGCTCCCAGCCGCTCTTTGGCTGCCGTAGACCGTGCGACGCGCAAAAGGCGTCGGCGGCCACCACGCGCACGCCGGGCCGCTCCTCGAGCAGGCCACGCATCTCGGGGGTCATCTCAGCGTCGCCGAGCGTCCAGACCTCGATGGGCAATTCGCAGCCGAGGCCGCGGAGGCAGGTGATCAGGTGCCACGCGAGGCGGAAGTAGAGGTCGCCGCCGGCGACGATTACGATGCCACGCCAAGCGGACGCCACGGGCAACGCACGAGGCGGATTGGCGAGACGAGCGGCGAGCGCGGCGCGGAAGGCGTCCATGCCCGCTATCGTCGGCTATGCGTCAACCGGGCCGGAGGGGGCTTGGCCGATCCCCAGCCACTTCGCCCCCATGTCGTTCAACGCCTGCTGCCGCTGGGCGCAGCCGCAGTCCTTCACGCCGACCGCGTTGGCGACCGCCTGGGCGCGGTCCTTCGTGATGCCCACGCTGGCGAATGCGGCGGCGGCGAGGTCGCCGAGGCCGTTAGGAGGCTGTGATTCGCCAGACATGGTTAAATGTTTGGTTTCCCTGTCCGCCCACTCGCCAAAACGAGCCGCCAGGCGAACTGCCCTTTCGGATCGTGACCGTCCCGCCAGCCGCAAGCGTTTCCTCCTGCTCGCGTGTGAGCGAAAACGTCTCGCTGATGACTGCCTCGCTGGCGTTGTCGCGCGCCTCGCCCGAAGGAAACTGAATCCGCCCGTCCGTTTCTTTGTATGGCTCAAATCCCTGC